AATAGTGGTTCAATGTAAACGATGGAGCGGTCCAGTTGGAGAGCCTGTGATAAGAGATTTATATGGTGTAGTTATGTCGGAAAATGCAAATAAAGGAATATTGATAACTAATAGTTATTTTACATCAAGTGCAATTAATTTTTCTAAAGGGAAACAATTGGAGTTAATAGATGGAATAGCTTTAGACAAATTACTAGAAAAATATATGCCATCTCACTGAATTGGCTATTTTTATGATTACTTAAAAGGGTGTGATGTATTTGATCATAAATGAAAACTTAATACTGGAGTGCTTGAATGAACTCAACAAAAATGCCAAAGATAAGCAGAGATACAAGGACTACTATGAAGGCAACCACTCAATTCTAAAGAACTATCAAATGCAGGATAGCAGGAGCAACATGAAGCTGGTGTTCAATTTTCCACGTAAGTTTGTAGATAATGAAACCGGCTATCTTCTTGGAAAACCTGTCAATTATGTTTCCAAATCAGATGATAATGAGATTATAGATGCCATCGACAGAAATACGAGCCATTGGGATAAAGAGCATAATATAAACCTTCTGAAACAATCTGAAATATATGGTGAAGCCTATGAACTCAACTATATCAATACAGATGGGGAATTCTGCGCAACCATTCTGACACCTATAGAAGCTTATGTTCTGGAAGATGGCACTGCCGAAAGAAATGTAGTGCTGGCCTTGCATACCTTCACAAAAAAGTTTGATGATAATAAATATCTTGATGTATATACTGATTCCGAAATCCGGCATTATGAATTGGGAAGCAGTGGAACGAAGCCTGAGCTTAAATATATCGGCAGCCATGAACATATCTTTGGCAGAGTGCCTGTAATAGTTTGCCCTGCCAATAACGAAAGGAAAAGCGGATTCCAAGATGTAGTCAGTTTGTTTGATGCGTATAATGCCATAAATTCCGATTTAGTCAATGAAATTGCCGACCACAGAAATGCTTATCTTGTCATTGAAAACGCCAAAATTGAGGAAGAGGACTTGCTGAAAATGAAATCTATGGGAATTATCCAGGTCCCTAACCAAGCGAAAGTTTACTGGCTGACCAAAGATATCAATGACAGCTTTGTTAAAAATGAACTTGACAATATTGAAAGAAAAATATTTGACCTGATGGACGAGGTTAATTTCAACGAGAACTGGGCTGCCAACACCTCATCACTGGCACTTCGCAATAAGCTCTTGAACCTGGAGAACAGGGTTGCCATGAGGGAAGCCATCATGGAGAAGGTTATCAGGCAAAGGCTCAAGAACCTGTTTGTGTATCTAAAAAAGAAGGAGGGTAAATCCTATGACTACAGGGATGTTGCGGTTAAATTTACAAGGAACCTTCCTACCGATTTGACAGGGCTTGCCGATGTTATAACGAAACTCAAAGATGTATGCTCAAAAGAAACGCTTCTTACTCTCCTGCCGTTTGTTGAAAATCCAAAAGTTGAGCTTGAAAAATACTATTTTGAAAAAAGACGTTCTGGTACTATTCCTGAAGGTAACATTTCATCGGTTCAAAATCAGGTTATTGTATAAATAAACAATTTAAGCCTTTATTTTTATCGGGTAGGGTAATTATACTACCTGTCTTTTTTATGCTTTAAGAAATAAAAAATCCAATATTTCATTTAACTCAAAAAATGCCATGAACTGCTTGAAATAAGTGGATTTGTGGCTGTTTTTACATAGAAATTAATTTGCCCGTTTTTATAGGGGATTGGAGGTACGGTTTGTGTGGCAAGATTGAGCAATTTGGTAAAGGAGGACATGGGCTTCTGGATTAATGCTAATGGAGAAATCCAGTACCATAAAAAGTGTGCAAGATGCAGGCACAAGTGCAAACAATCTTTCAGGTGTGTGGATGTAATATGCCAACGCTATGAAAGAAGGTAAATAGATTGTCCTGGGCATGACGTTAAACTGCCCTAATATTATGCGTGTCTGGGCTTAATGGTCAGATGTGTAAAATGAAAGGAGATTTATATACTATGACATTCGAAGAAGTAAAAAAGTACATGGATGAAAACAAAACCTCAGATGAGGTGAAAGCATACCTTCAGGGCTTAATGAGTGTTGAAGGGGTGCAGAAGTTTCTTTCTGAAAATGAGGAAGGCAGGAGATGGTTCGACAGCGAAAAGGACAAACACCTTGAAAAGGGTTTAAAAACCTGGAAGGACAACAACCTGCAAAGAGAGATTGACAAAAAGATAAAAGAGCTTTATCCGGAAGAATCCGAGGAAAAGAAGCAGCTTCGGGAATTGACAGCCAAGATTGAAAGGATGGAGCTTGAAAAACAGAGGGAGATATTAAAGAATAAAGCCCTCACTATCGCTTCCGAAAAGAAGCTTCCAATCAATAAGATAGCTGACTTGTTCATTGCGGAGGATGAGGAAGCTACAGTTGCTAATATTAGCAGGTTTGAGGAGATATTCAACACCTCGGTTCAGGCTGCTGTGGAAGAAAGGCTCAAAAGTAACGGGTATAATCCGCCGCAGAATAACAGCAATCAGAACAACAAGCCTAAAAGCCTTAATGAAGCGTTAAAACAGTATTATTCCAACCAAAACAAGTAAAATTTGAAAGGAGATTGATTTTATGATTATATTAGCACAGGCAAAATTAAACACACAGGATGATATTCAGGCAGGGGTTATAGATGAATTCAGAAAAAGTTCATTCATACTGGACAACATGCCCTTTGATGACGCTGTTACCCCTGGGACAAATGGCGCAACACTCACATACGGGTACACAAGGCTGATCACACAGCCGACAGCGGCTTTCAGGGCCATCAACAGCGAATATACCCCGCAGGAAGTTGAAAAGCAGAGGTATACGGTTGAGTTAAAGCCCTTCGGCGGTTCCTTCCAGATCGACAGGGTTATCGCAAGCACAGGTGGATTAGTGGATGAAGTAAACCTTCAGGTTCAGCAGAAGGTGAAAGCAGCAAGGGCATTATTTCATGACACCATCATCAATGGCGATTCTGCTGTGGATGCCAATTCCTTTGACGGGCTCAATAAAGCAATCACAGGCTCCAGCACAGAGTTTAACACTGGAGCATATATAGACCTGTCAACATCCTCGGCAGTAGATACCAACTATAAGCAATTCCTTGACCTGCTGGATGAGTTCCTCTCTAATCTTGACGGGAAGCCGACATTCCTTGGGGGGAATTCAAAACTCATCACTAAAATCAAAGCAGTAGCAAGAAGGGCAGGATACCTCACTCAGAGCGAGGATGCATTCGGCAGGAAGGTAGATGCCTATGACGGAATTGTACTGGTTGACCTTGGAGCGAAAGCAGGAAGCAATGACCCTGTTGTATCTATTGTAGATACAAGGAAACCAAACGGTACTGATGTAGTGACAGGCCTTACCGACCTTTATGCAGCAAGATTGGCTCTTGATGGATTCCATGCCGTATCCCTTGCAAATCAGGACTTGGTGAAGATATGGCTTCCCGACTTTTCTACAGCCGGAGCCGTAAAGAACGGAGAAGTGGAAATGGTGGCGGCTGTTGCATTAAAGGCAACAAAGAGTGCAGGGGTATTCAGGAACATTAAAGTAGCATGACGGAGGTATTGGCTATGGCAAGGATATATTCGAAAAATAAGCAATACAACGGTATATCCGCCGGTATAAACTTTGTAAACGGGGTAGGGGTTACTGATGACCCTTACCTTGTTTCCTGGTTTATAGAACATGGTTATACCGTAGAAGAAGAGAAAAAAGAAATAAAAAATTATGAGGACATGACCTATAAGGAATTAACGGATTATGCAAAAGAGCGTGGGTTTAACGGAATCGGGTATAAAAAGGAACAGCTAATTCAGGCATTATATGATTTGGACAAAAAAGAAGATAAAATAAGGAAAACGGAGGGATAACCTGTGCTTGAAATCGTAAAAATGCTGCTTGGCATGGATATTTCAGACACATCGAAAGACAACCTGCTCAACCATTTCATTAAGAAAGCTACAGATATTATCTTGGGCTACTGCAATATAGATGCGCTGCCCGAACAGTATCATGATGTGGCTGCCGACCTTGCAGTTTTCCTCTATAACAACAGGGATTTAGAAGGGATAACAAAGAAAACGGAAGGGGAGAAAAGCCTCACAATCATAAATGCTATTCCCGAATCCATCAGGCTTGCGCTTCCGCCTCCAAGGATAAGGGTGGTAGGCTGATATGTTTTATAATACCTTGATAAAAATATATTCAAATCTTGACCCTAATTCCTATATAAAATCCTTTTATGCCGATGTTCAGCCTTATTTAAAAAGCATGATGTTTGAAGATGGTTTTGAAATAAACATAACCAGGAGGGTTTTCTGTGATATTGAAAACTCCATTAGTATACATAGCTATATGGAAATTGAAAATGAAAAATACAAGGTGATGGATATCAAAAAGTGGGACAGCTACATGGAAGTTTACCTGTACAAGTTGAAAAGGCAGGTGTAAACATATGAACAAAATTGACGACATGATAGACTTTTTCCTTTATGAAAAGGGGGAAAGCATTAAAATAAACGGGACAGATGAGGCTGCCCTGATCGTAGATGCTGCCGACAAACTCACTTATTACGATGATAAAATAATTAGGTGCAAGTGCCAGATCAGGACAGGGGATATAGTGGAATATAACAACTTGAAATATATGATTATCAGCCAGATTGACAGGGAAGAAAACTCATACAGGGCAAGGATGAGGAAATGCAGCTGCAGGATAGCTTTTAACTGGTCGGGCAATATTAAGTGGTTTGACTGCATTGAAGAGAGCAAGGTATTCGATATCACTTCAGGGAATTATATATCGGTAGCTTCAGGGAATATTTATGTAACAGTGCAATATAACCCTGATACAAGAAATATCGCATTAAACCAGAGATTTTACGTAACCAATCAGCCATTTAAGGTTACTGGAATAGACAAATCCCAGGAAGGGCTTATAAAATTAAACTGTACACTGGATGCAATAAGCACAACATATGACGATGTTGAGAACAATATTGCCGACCGCTGGAAATATGAAACATTGCATGCATACACACTGACCATCAATAACGGGGATGCGGCCAATGTCCTTATAAATGATATCATACAGTTGAATGTAACCGTTACGGATAACGGAACTGCCGTAACCAATCCTACGGTAACCTTTACATCCAGTGATCCTAACTGTGTAAGCGTGGATAATACGGGAAAGGTTATGGGAATCGCACTGGGACAGGCTGTAATTACAGCAAAGCTTACATATCAAGATACAGTTACAGATTCCATTACAATAACTACAGTAGAAACCTTAGCACACAACTATTCAATCACCATAGCGGGAAGCAGTACGGTGAAACTGGGACAAAGCCAATCCTATGTAGCACACATATATGATAATGGAAATGAAGTGTTTGACAAATCCGTTGCATGGTCTATCCGCAATCAGGACGGGACTTCAACGCTATATGCTTCCATTACAGCGTCAACAGGGAACAGCGCAACCGTAAAGGCAGCAAGCAGCTCTGCCTACCTGAATAAATATGTGGTCTTGACAGCCACGTTATCGGATGATTCTACAGTATTTAAGGAATTCAATATTCAGATAAAAAGTTTGTTTTAACAGGGGCTTACCTTCCGGCAAGCCCCTTTCATATATGGGTTTAATGAAGGGGGACAAGAGATTATATGATAAATGAAGCGAATATCAATTATAGATTGAGTTTACATATATTAAATACATTAAAGAAAAACAACCTTATAACACAAGAGGAATTTGAAGCCATAGATTTAGAAAACAAAAAATCCTTCAAAGCATTGGAATATCAAGTTTTGACTTGATTAATGCCCCAAGCGATTATATCATGTGACCACAAAAAGAATATATTCGAAAGGGAGGATTTTATGGCAGCAAATACAGCAGTAAAAAAGATAAGAAAAATTGAAGCAAAGCCGGTTCAGGTAATTAAGGGATTGCCTGAAAACGCAAAGACAAGGGTTTGCGCCTATTGCAGGGTAAGCACCGACAACAAGGAACAGGAATCAAGTTATGAATCGCAGGTTTTCTACTATACGAACTATATAAACAGCAGAAGTGACTGGACTCTGGTCGATATTTATGCCGATGACGGGATATCGGGAACGAGTACGGCAAAAAGGGAAGATTTTAAAAGGATGATTCAGGATTGCATGGACGGCAAAATTGATATGATTATTACCAAGTCTATTTCAAGGTTTGCGAGGAATACGCTTGACTGCCTTGATTATGTTAGAAGGCTCAAGGAAAAAGGAATAGCAGTTTTCTTTGAAAAAGAAAACATCAACACACTGGACAGCAAGGGAGAGGTTTTACTTTCAATTCTAAGCAGCCTTGCGCAGGATGAGAGCCGTAATATATCTGAAAATACACGGTGGGGAATTGTGCGGCAATTTGAAAAAGGAAGGGTGTTGGTGAACACCACAAGGTTTCTCGGATATGACAAAAATGAAGCAGGAGAGCTTATTATAAATGAAGAAGAAGCTAAAATCGTCCGCAGGATATTCAGAGAATACCTTGAAGGCAAAAGCTACAACGCAATTGCCAAAGGGTTGATGAAGGACGGAATAAAGACGGTAACCGGCAATCCAAAATGGTGGGATTCCACCATCAGCGGCATACTGGAAAATGAAAAGTATTATGGTGATGCCCTGCTTCAGAAAACAATCACAATTGATTTTCTCAGGCACAAAAGGGTGGATAATAAAGGACAGGCAGAACAATACATAATAGAAGGAAATCATCCTCCGATTATATCAAAGGAGATATTTGACAGGGTACAGGCTGAAAAGGCAAGAAGGGCTGCAAAATATAACAATATTGAAGGCGACAGGCAGAAATATTCTAATAAGTACCCTTTCAGCGGCAAGGTCTTCTGTGGGAACTGCGATAATATATACAGAAGAAGGCAGTGGAACAGCAATAACCCATCCAGGAAATTCGTATGGCAGTGTAAAACCTATATAATGAATGGAAAAAAGGCATGCGCAGCCAAAGCAGTGGATGAAAGCGTTTTGAAAGATGCCTTTGTCAGGGTGTTCAACCAATTATATGAGAATCGTGAAGATTTCATAAAGACGCTGATTGAAAATATAGAGAAGGTGCTTCTTCATAAGCCGAGTGATAGAGAAATTGAAGCACTGGAAAATAAGATTGAAGAACTGAAAACTGAACTGAAAAGACTGATACGATTCCAGACCAATAACGGTATGGACGATGAGGTTTACAGGGAAGAGTACAAGAGGATTTCAGATGAACTGGAGGAATTGAGAGAAAAGAGGGCAGAGGTTGATAAGGACAGTATATTGAAGGATAGCCTGAAGGGAAGAGTAGATGAGATTATTGAGATTATAAAGGGCAGGCAGGAAGCCCTAGAAGAGTTTGATGAAGGAATATTCAATGCGTTGGTTGAAAAGATAGAGGTCGTCTCACCAACGCATTTTGTTTTTGAGTTGAAAAGTGGGGTTAGGGTAGAGGAAAGAATATAAATAACGTTGTTTCGACAATGGTTTGCAAAAAATTGCATATGGGGATATGCCAGGATAATCAACGAGATGGAGGAGCTCAGGCAGCAACGTTCAGCCTTTACTCAGGCAGAGTTTAAGCGGAAAGATGCTCTTTTAAGGGTTCGGGAGATTGAAAAAATGCTTCGGGGGCAGGATTTGCTAAAGGAATTAGATGAGGATTTGTTTGAGGCACTGATGGAGCAGATACGGGTAAAATCGCTGGTGGAGGTGGTGTTTGTGTTGAAGGCGGGGGTTGAGGTGAGGGAGATATTATGATGTAAATTTTGTAAAAAATACTGAAGATGGGAGGGAATTTAGAGATACTTGTAGAATAATATTAATAAAAGAAACGCATATTTAATTCTTTATTACATGTAAAATGTTTGAGAAATTGAGGAGGTACATGGCAAATGAGTGGGATTGAGTTATGGTGGAATGCATTTCCTGCCTGCATTTATGAATATCTTTTGAAGTTTAAAGGAACAGATAGTTATCATAATCCCATATTAGGCACAGGTGTATATGCTTTTGTGCATGCAAATGGACACCGTTATCAAGTTTATTATGTAGGTAAAAGTAAGGATATAGGAAACAGGCTTTATCAACACTATCTGAAATATGCCGGAGAAGAAGTTTCTAATTATTGGCTTCCTTATGAGTCTGAATTATTCCATGGAAATATTTATAAAATATTTAACGAAAATCCACCGGGATCAGGAAAAGATTTTAAACGTGAAGGAGAGGGTTTTACCAAAGAACAACGAATAGAAGTTGGCAGGAAAATCATGCACGACACATATTTTGCATTTGCAAGGGTTAGTGAAGACTATATTGAGAAAATAGAAGCAGCTTTACATTACGCTATATTAAAGAAAAATAAAGTTAAAAAATATGGCTGGCTTGGTGAAAAGAATTCGCTTCTTCCAAATGAGGATATAGTTATTAAGAATATTTATCATAATGATGTTATAAAGAAAATGCTTTTACCATCGATCCCTGAGGAAATTATTATTTTAAATGGTGAGATGAAATTTGATTCATTAAGTATGTAGGGGAAGTATGGCGGTATGTTTGTAGGCATTTTCTATTACATAGACGGTGAAATAATCAATGAAACTGTGGAACTAAACTATGCGGAAAATTACGGGGACTTTAAAATATATAAAGGTTCCCATTTTGATATGTGGAGAAAAGTATTAGAAAAGAAAACCAACAAACCGTATGATTATTTTCCAAGGGGAAGAGTGGTTTACAATTATAATGAAAGGTATTTCAGAATGTTTATTGATAAGTGCATTAACAAACCTGAGACTATTGCTGAAATAAAGCAAGTTTTTGGCATTAAAGATGAGGAAATTGAGTTGATTGACAATGATTTGCATTATGTATGCAATAGATGCAATAGATATTTTATAGAGTAATGATATAAATGATTAAATCTATAATACTTGATTAAAGTACTTTTTATACAAGCATGTTGAAGTAATGTATGCTTTATCTCGTTTTTTTGGGAGGTATTCAATTAATAATGTACATTATAGATAAGAAAAACAACCGGATTTCCAAAATTGAAGAAACAACCTTTTCTGAACTCGGATTTAGGGAGAGGGAACATCTACAGGAGTGGCTGGCAAATGAACCAACAATATTTGGGGAAGATTTGCTTATTATTCAAAAAGAATTTGACGGCTTTTCTGATACAAAGGAACGGCTTGACCTTTTAGCTCTGGATAAAGACGGTAATCTGGTGATTATTGAAAACAAGCTTGACGATTTCGGTCGGGATGTAACTTGGCAGGCGTTGAAATATGCATCTTATTGTTCCAGCTTATCCAAGGAAGAAATCAGAGTTATATTTCAGGACTATCTTACCAGGTGTGGAAGCGCAGAAACAGCGGAAGAAAAGCTTTGTGAATTTTATGGAAAGGAATACGATGAAATATCGCTGAATAAAGGTACCGGGCAGCGAATTATTCTGGTTGCTGCGAAATTCAAGAAAGAAGTTACTTCCACCGTACTATAGCTTATGAACTATAATATCCGCATCCAGTGTTTTCGTGTGACTCCTTATAAAAAAGATGACGAGTTATTCCTTGATATTGAACAGATTATACCAATGAAGGACGCTGAAGATTATGTGATTAAAATGGCCGAAAAAGCCCAGGATGATATCATGATTGAAAATAGATTGAAAAGTTCTGATGCGTTACGCTTGGAATTCTGGGCAGCTTTGCTTAAAGAGATGGCCAAGAAAAGTGACTTGTTTAAGAATATCAGCCCCAAAAAAGATAATTGGATAAATGCAGGTTCAGGCATATCAGGAGTGCCTTTTACATTCGTTATTTTGAAGACGTATGCAAGAGTAGAAACTTACATAGATATGGGGGACAAAAACGAGAACAAAAAGCTGTTTGACCATTTGCACCAAAACAAAGAGGCTATCGAAACAGCATTTGGAGAAGCATTAACCTGGGAACGTTTGGATGATAAAAGGGCAAGCCGGATATGTTCCGGTATTGACTGAAACCCTTACTACAGGGAGAATTGGGATTTCATCTTCTCGAACTAACTGAACGGATGATACGCTTTGAAAAGGCTCTAAGGGATTATCTGAAGAAATATAAGAAGTGATATAGAAATAGAAATTGGGAAAGGGTTAAATTGTATTGACTTATTTTCATTATTATTTATGCAGTAGCTAAAGGCCTGACATGTCGATGAGTTATGTGAAAGAACAATCGTATTGTGCTCGCCTTACGTGGCAGGCAAATAAAAACAAGGAGGGTTTTTGTTGAATACGAAAACACAAATTATTTTAATTTTGACAGTAGTAGTTTTTAGTTTGCTGTTAGGATTAGGAATAGGTAGTTTTATGGGTAGCAAATTCAAGCAAAATAATAATGCTGAAATGAAATACACCGATAAAAATGAAATTGCTTCATCACAAACAGAACAAACAGATACTAGCAACAGTAATATGTCACTGACAGAAAACACCAATAAATGGAAACAATATACTAATGCGAGATATGGTTTTACAGTTTTATATCCTGACAATTGGAGTATTAAAGAAACAAGCCAAAATGGTGATGGTGCTTTCTTTGTTACGGAAAATAAAAATAATGATGTTAGAGCTTTTGCAAGTTTTTCTGATGAGAATTCAGAGGAGTATTTTGAGAACACCAAAATTTCTGGTAAAAAAGTCATAGATATTAAAACTATTCAAGGGTTTGGTGGTAAATTAATTATAGGTGAAGATAAAGATAAAGTGCAATATGAATATATAATAGTGAACGAACAAATTGCATATACATTTTATGCATTATTAGATAAGGAATATTACGCTTTAAACAAGGGTATTTTAGATGAAATAATCAAAAATATTAAAATAGAATCGCAAAGTGTAAATAATAGTCCAAAACACGAAGACGATGTTAAAAACAAGGTTGAGCAATTATTAGATAAAGCGAATGAGTTAATAGGAAAAAAAGAATCACTTAAATTTTTCGATGAGGCATTAAAACTAGATCCAAATAATGCAGAAATATACCATTCGAAAGGTTTGTCTTTGCGTGTCATGGGGGATAATAGCGAAGCTTTAAAAAATTATGAAAAAGCCATTGAATTAAATCCTAACGAAAAAGAATATTATTTAGGTAAAGCATCGGTACTTAAGGATTTGAGTCGATATAATGAAGCAAAAAAATTTTATGAAAAAGCATTAGAACTAAGTCAAAATGATAGAGAATTTGCCGTAATTGTGTGCGTAAGTGAAGCTGATGTGCTATATAAAAATATGCAAGAATATGATGAAGCTATAAAGCTTTATGACAAAGCAATGGAGTTAAATACAAATAGTGAGGATTTTGATGATGCAACAATTTTTGTCTTTAAAGGTAATTGTTATGATGCACAGGGTAACTCAGATGAAGCCTTGAATATGTATAAAAAGGCTTCTGAACTAGACTCAAAATGGGAGGATATGTACCAATGGTATTTGAATTATAAGGCAAAGTAATAGTTATATAGTATCCTTTTAAATCCGAGAATCTCAAGAACTGGATTACCGCCCATGTCCATACTTTTGTATATTATGACGGTATTCCACGACACCTTGTTCCGGATAATCTCAATACCAGTGTTAAAAAAGCCAACGATTATTATCTGGAGGTCGAAAGAGACAATATCTGGAATTATAGTAGCATTATGCGAAGAAAAGTAGCGTTTTGAACAAATGAGAAAGGGAGAATTGGAAGAGGCAAGACTGCTGGAACAGGCTGCTTCAGATTTGGATAAGGAGAGAAAATTAGAAGATTTGCTGACTGTATGGAAAGAAAAATAACTGAGGTTGCTGTGAAGATAAAAGGGAAAAGCTTTTAGAATGGTTGAAATGGGCGCGTGATAAGGCTGATTGGCTTGATCCTCTTACAGAAAAGGAAGATGATCTTTTAGGTAAAAGCAAACATATATTTGAACTCATAGAAGATGAGGATTTTTAGGTAAAATGGCAATCCTAAACTTGATGTGGAAACATATCAAGTATTTTCTTTTAAGCGCTTTTCGCCGCTCGAAGCACTGTGACTACGCTAATAGTTCTGTATTTACCTGCCTAAAAAGTAAATATATTCCTTTTATACTCTCCACGCACGTGGAGTGCGTGGTATTGATGCAAAATGTAAAAAATAAATAAGAGCCTGAAAAACGGCTTGAATACAGGGTTTTCCGGTGATTTGCCATCTGCCGAAAATGTGTTTTCTGGCGGCGGAGATACCGGGAAACCCTGTATTTTTATGTGTGTGATTGTTCGTGGAAACACATCCACAGCCTTCCGGGGCGGCTTCCGGCGGGCGGGGTTGTGTAGACGGAAAAGACGGCGGTTGATTGTTCGAGGGAACATATCAGAAAGTTTAATGACTTGAAAAAGAGAAAAAGAAATGTAAACCAATTTAACCGTTTTTGGCTTGATATTATTCGCTTAAACGTATACAATATTAATTGTTAATAATTGCAAATTTGGGTGGAACACTATGGTAACTGATTACATGTCTGTAAATGAAGCTTCGAAAAAGTGGGGTATCTCCGTCAGGCGCATACAAAAGCTGTGTGCGGAAAACAGAATAGATGGTGCTGTGCGTTTTAGCCGTGTATGGGCAATACCAAGAGACGCCCAAAAACCCATTGATGGCAGACTTAAGTCACAAAGAGAGAGGAAACAAAACAGAGCATGAAAATGCGGGAGGTGACAAAATGCTTCCAATATATCTGGCGATGCTTGACGGCGAAGAGGATAAAAATAAATTTGAATTGCTTTATGTTACATACAGGAAGCTTATGTTCTATGTCGCCAACCGCATCCTAAATGATGAACGGCTCGCGGAGGACGCTGTACATCAGACGTTTTTGAAAATTCTTGAGAATTTCGATAAAGTGGGGGAAATTTCCTGTCACAAAACTAAGAGCTACATTGTTACTATGGTTAGAAACACCGCCATCAATTTATATAACCAAAGAAAAAGGCGCACAACAATTCCCCTTGAGGATGTGGAATACTGTATAACAACCGAACCAATAAGCGTTACGGAGGATTTAGATCATCTTGCAAGGGCGGTATTGAAGTTGCCTGTTATATATAAAGATGTGCTGACACTGAAATATGTTCAAGAGTTTTCAAATGAAGAAATAGCAAAGATGTTGGATATATCTGAGGCGACGGTTAGGAAGCGGCTTGAGCGCACAAAACGCAGGCTTGAGGAAATTCTGGAAAGGGAGGAAAGCGCCGATGTCAATTAGTTTTACGGAAGACATGCTTAAAGAAGCCGTTATTCAAGCGGACATATATGAGATAGAAACCCTGCCTACAGACGATGAAATAGAGTATGAGTTCTCAAATGAGTTTAAACGAAAGATGAAAAAGCTTATACGCCAAAGCAAAACAAGAAGCCCGGTTGGAGCAATGGCTTTTTTGCGTAGGCGTGCGGTCGCTTTTGTTGCTGCAATCATTATTCTGTTTGCGTCCGCAATGAGCGTATCGGCTGTACGTACCGCGGTATTTGAATTCATAACCGAGGTGTACGAAAAATTCACTCATATATTCTTTAATGAAAGCCGGTCATCTCAGGATGCGGCCGATGGATTTGCCATATATGAACCGGCCTATATACCGGAAGGATTTAAACTGGTCAATAAAAACACCGACGGCCTTGTTCTGCTGGAATATGAAAAGGAAAATGATTTTATATCCTACAGCCAACAGTGCCTTGAAAACGTTTCAATCAACATAAATACAGAAGGTGTAAAACTGGAAGAACTTGAGTTCAAAGGTTTACCGGCCAAGTATTATTCCAATCAGGGCGTTCAAAACCTGCTCTGGTACGATGATAAGTATATGTATATGGTGTCATCAACACTGGATAGAGACATCGTGTTTAAGATTGCGGAAAGCGTTGAAATTACAGGCAGGGAGTTAAGTCCATAAAGTACAGAAAATTTCTCTGAAAAATTTTTTATTTCCTGTCACAAAAACCTCCTTTGATTTGTTTTATTTAATGGGAACAAAAAACGAGGGAGATGATTCCGTTGAGCTATTTAAGGCGATATACGTTTATTAGTTGAATTGTTCTTTGCCAAACAGTGTTAAAAAACAAAAAGGAGGTTTCTACCATGAGAAAAATAATTTGTATAGTGCTAGCGATTGCAATTATAGCCTCATTTTCAGTAGTTCCGTGCTTTGCAGCAAACAGTAATGCGGATATCAAGGACAAAGATGCCTTGAAAGAGGCGAGCATAATGAAGCTGTTTGATGAGCGACAAAAACTGTTCTTTAATAAACCGGTTGACATTTCAAAGCTTAATGAAATAGATATTAAACTCAATTCTCTAGGAGTTGAGTTTCTGACACTTGAAGAAGTTGAAAGACAATTTCCAGAAGCAAAAGCGATAAAGGATAAGGCATTAAAAGGAGAAACCGCAAACAAGGCATCTGCAGGAACAGATGTTATTGCAAATGTAGTTACGCCAAGTTCAAACGTTAATACATGGGCATCCTATCGCTATTCTAATCAGTATTACAACGGTAAATACTACAATGTTCAGAAACTAATTGCCCAGCCTATCTCGGAAGACTCAGGCTTATGGGAAGAAGGACAGAGGACAGTGAATTTTAGCTTAAACTGGAAAGCGGGCATAACCAATTTAATTGAATCCATTGCATTGTCTGCAGCAGGTTCAATAGCAACTACCCCTATTACTGTTTATGATGCATTATCATCTGTCTGGGATGGGCTTAAAACGGTTTCAGATATTGACCCATCTGATGTAACCTATAGATGGGAAACACAAACAACGGCTGTTTTTACATATGTAAGACTGGAAAGTCAGAGTGATGACTATCAGTGGCTGTCACACATATCAACAAAATGTGTTACGGAAGTTGCATATATTGTTGATGTAGACAGCTGGAGACAAAATGGAACAGGCTCATGGGTTGTTTATCCGGATTTGGAGGCCGATACAAGATATTTATACCATACTCCCACATATTATAATAGCACATCGAGGGCTCTTTGGGCATACAATAATGTCAGTGGCACATATCACGATGCAATAAGCGAAATCACAATTTCAGGGCCGGAAAGCAAGAAAGTCCAGACTATATATCCATGCTATCCGCAATTTCCACTACACTGTGAGTAGAGAAGGGTATTTATTATGAAAAAATCACACATTATATTATTATTGGTTCTAATTTTTGCAGTAATCGGTTTTTTTGTTCTTCAGTCCTGTAGTTTTTCACTAGCACTTGTCAGAGCTGGTTTGAATATAGGTGATGTTGAGGATATTGAGCACAGCTATGACAGTGTCATGAAGGAATTTAAAGTTATAAAAACCAGTTCAAAAAAGCATGAGATAGTGCTTGCTCTGGTTACTAAAGATTCTATGGGCTTTTGGGAGGTGAAAAAAACCAGCGAAGCGACTTCTGTCAGGCCAAATCTTGTTGGTATTGCATGGATAAGGAGTGCCGGAGCAAAAAGATTTACCCATACAGAGAATGCAATATTTGAAAATGAGTGGCATTATGTCTATTATGGAACTAATGCAGCTAAGCTTATAGAGTTTATTCCCGGGCAAATTCCGTGTAATGTTACGGTGAATATACGCCAGGCAGGACAGAAATTCTGGATTCACTTAATATCATTCTCTGAACCGGATGTGATAAGCAATATAAATATAGAAGCTTTGCTGAAGGAAAACAAGTGTATTCCTTTTTAAAGCTTTAATGGCTACCAAGGATACAGCAAGCACTTGATTTACAGAATCATTAACTGTTTGGGGTAGCCTATAAGAACTTCTGGCAGTTTTTTGATGGTTTCAGGAAAAACTTGAGTTCAAAGGGTTAACGGCTAAGTATTATTCCAATCAGGGCGTTCAAAACCTGCTCTGATACGACGAATACCTGCATATGATATCCTCTACGCTGGACAGGGACGCAGTGTTCAGGAACGCCGAAAACATTGAAATGACGGGCACGGACATAAGCTCATAGGAATTCAAGAAAATTCATAAAAATTTTATTTTTTTCCTGTCACAAAAACCTCTTCTGATTTGTTTTATTAGTAAGAACAAAAATCAGAGGAGGTTTTCTCTATGTTAAAGAAAAAGTTTTTATCCGCAGCATTGGGCATGCTACTTCTTCTGACCGTGTCAGCACCGACAGTGTTGGCCGCAGGAGAAGCAAACGTAGCACCGGAGTCAATAGTGTCCATTCAGTATGTTTACATCAACCAGGCAAGCACCTCACTCACTATTTCATCAAGCGGAACGGCCACTATATATGGGTATGTGCAAAAAACACCGGCCGGAAAAAACATTTATCTCACGTCTACTTTGCAGCGTTATTCTAACGGATCATGGTCAAACGTGAAAAGCTGGTCTAAATCTTCAACATCTTCGTCGGCATCCATACTGGAAACATATCAAGTAAGCAGTGGGACTTACAGGGTTGAGACATATTACTATGTATCCGGCGACGGCGGATACGAGTCGGGCACGATTTACAGCAAGACTGTAACTTATTAGAACAATGATATCGTTTTGTTGATAAAATTTAAATCTATTTAAATAAAAATTAGAGAGGAGATATTACCATGAAAAATATTTTTAAGAAAGCATCATTACTTTTATTAGTAAGCTTTTTGGTGATTTCATTTCTTTCATCAGCAACTTACGCAATTGAAAACACAGGAGCAAAAGATCTAAAGCAAGACATAAGTAAAACAAAAAATATAGAAAAGATTTATAATATTGGTCAGTATAAAGAATTTGGCGATTATCTCTATAACTACTTCAATAATCTGTATAAGATATTGGAGACTGGGGATATATCAAATTTCAAGCAATCTTCATCTGATATCAATACTTATATAATTCTTAAAGACTTAGAGTATAAAAGTAATCTGTACAATATATTCCATAATGGCATTAAAAATATATCAGTAGATCAATTTATTATTAAAGAAGTTAAGGAAAACACTGATGATATTGACGTTATTGTTTATGTTAATGTATCTTATGTTTTTAATAAAAATGAAAATAGTTCAATGGGCGCTCTATATAAAGTTAAATTAAGGAAAGGAAACGACGATTTTGCTGTTATTGGAATAGATACTACAAGTATTGACATCCAAATAGTCAAAGATACTATAAAAGCTAAAATGTCCAGTATCAATAACAGCATCAATGGTAATTTAGAAGAACTCAAGATTGTTGATGATTTATATAGCAAGCGAAATGAAAAATTACCGGAAGAAAAGCAAAAAGCTGATAATGCTGCCAAGTTAAACACATCTTTGAATCTAGGAAATGTTGTTGTAAACAGTTCCTCTCTAAGTACAACATTGGTTAATGTAAGTTATACAGCATCAGATTCCCGTTATTATGGTTGGTGGTTTGGAGATCATTACGAGAACTACATATTTAAAAGAGCAAGCCTTGATTGCACTAATTTTGCTTCACAATGTATTTGGAGCGGATATGGCGGTTGCAGTGGTTATGATATTTCTGACATTGGATATGATTCAAGTTATTATAATAATTCAACTGCGCAAGCGTTAAGAGCAAGGGTGGCTAATAATTATAGGCAAACAAGTCAATGGTATGGTAGAAATTATGATTCACCATATGGTGACCCTATAACAAACTTTTGTAGCGTATCAAATCTTTGGAATTATGCCACTTCAAATACTGGTAACGGTCCTAAAGCTGACGGATATAATAATAATTCAGTATATACAAATTTAAGCACTCCTATGAAACAGGGTGATATTCTGCAATTTTACAATCCCGATACTCAGACATGGTATCATTCTGTTATAGTTGTTACTACAACTGATTATACAGTTTCACAATACACAAATGTAAGAGTGGCACAGCATGAAAGTGAATACTACTGGAGACCTCTAGATGAATTAATTCAATATTTTGGAGGAAGCACATGTAAAATGAGACTATTAAGACCCAAAAGTACTACTTTTGCTTCCTAATCCACTTATTTTTCATATGTTAGGATTATATGCCGTTTAGTTATAGTTAGTCGACCAAAATATGTATCGTAGGGGTATCTAATAACGCTAGATACTCCTACAATATTAATATATTATAATTACAAAATTAACTGTTAAGGAGGGCAATTATAATGTATAAAATGTGTAAGAGCTTATTTATTTTTATTACTTTGTTGATTGTATTATCTGGATGTGCTTCAGTTAATAAAAATAATAATGTTTCTAATGGTAAAACGGAAAGTAGTGAATTTATTAACTACAATATTGGAAGGAATCCCAATATGTTTATTATGAATTCCAAGGGGGATACAATATATTATAAATCTTTTGTCACGGTAAATAATGAAAGATTGTACCAAGGTTTATACTCAAAAAAGATTGACGGAAAAGGAAGAAAGTTACTATATAATGATTTCGAAGGCTTTTTGAATGTATATAATGATTTATTGTACTTTACAGATACAAAAGGACAATTAGTTGAATTAAATATGGCTTCTCTTAAAGCAAACATTATTGATGGCAATGATAAATACCATATTTACGGTCCTTTGGTCATAAACGATATACTGTTTTATAATAGAATTGATAACAACGATAAATGTGATCTGATAGCATATTACATTAAAGAAAAAAGGGCTATTGAGGTTGCACAAGATATTTATTGGAGATTTCTAAGCAATTATAAGGATAATATATGTTTCCTTGATAAAAATAAAAATATAAATATTTGGAATGCAACTTCCAAAGAAATTACTTCATATGGTTTTTTTGATATGGAAATATTACAAATGTTAAATGATGGAAGTGTAATAGGTTATAAAAACAAAAGTTATATAAGGAGTTTAAATGGAGAGACATCTGTATTATTTGAAATAGAAAATATGTTTAATTCCATAATAATTGATAACTGCATATACGTTTCTACTGTTGATAAACATAATTATACACAAATATTTAGATATTCATTAAAAACCAATAAATTGGATAAAATTGTAAGTACAGATTTCCCGTTAATAGGGTACTGTGGCAAATACTTATTCTGTTCTTCAGATTCCGGTATGGGTGATCTTTTAATTGTTAACACAGATAATGGAGAAATTAAAACTTTTGATGATAGGTTCAATTGACGACATTTGTTTTAATTAAACGTATTAACATAAAACATTGCAGAAGATTCATTGGAAAAGTTGGACATAACTATAAAAAAGGAGTAAATAAAAAGTGAATTACCGGATAAACAAGATAAGAAATATAACGTTTATTTTACTTTTAGTAGTTGCTCTTTCTAATATGACTGCATGTCAAAAGGCAAATAACTGTGTTTTGTCAATAGGAAGTGCAACAAAATGACAAGAAAAATGCAACACCCCACCAAACCAACTTTGTTAAATTATGGTTTATATAATTATGTCTTACCCTTTAGGCAACGGTCTGCTTGATATG